CTTGAAATAGATTAGGCAGAACCTCAACAGCAACTTTATATTGCTCATTTGAAAGACTGTCTGAATTATCTAGTTCAATTTTAAATGCTTCATGAACAGGAAGGCTGTTGTATTTAGCAACATACTTTCCCGCTTCACGAAAGATGGTACGATATGCGCCTTCAAAATAATCAGGCTTGATGAAAGGTAATACTTTACGCATAAACTTTTCATCGGTTAACATATGTCTCAAAATTGTTTGTTCAATTGATATCTTCAAAGTTTGCCGGCCTCCCTTAACGATTTCCTAATTTTAGTTGCACTAATATCATGCAGCTCTTTACCCAAATCATGCTCAGTAAACGTGTAACCTACGCCACGACCGTAACTGATATCAACAATGTTTGGTACTACCATTATAATATAGTCTAGCCCTAAAGTAAAGGAATCTTTTGACAAACCTTGAACAATATTCTCCATTACTTGTTCGACATTAAAAGGATTATCGTCTTGACCTGGGACGCGTTCATTTGCTTCAGTATCACTAGGAACTCTACGAACCATAATAACAACTTGACCAGTCATTGCATGGATTCTTTTAAATAACTCCTGATGAGCATCATGCCAAGGTTGCCATCGTCCTAACATTTGAACAGTTGGTTTTTGCCAATCGAAACCTTTAGCTTCCATACTACCTGCTCTTGCTTCTGCCATTATGTTTTCCTCCTAATGAAATCAGGAACACCTGCGCTATCACCAAATACACCGTTGAAATCAGCTTCATCTTCAATAACATCATCGATTTTATATTCTTCATTATCTGCAAAATACTCATCAAGTTGTTCTTTAACGATCTGTTCAGCAACTACAAGAACTTCTTCTTCAGTGTAGTGCTTATCAATATGGATAACTGCATCAAGATCTGGATTCTCAAACATTTTATTAGTGTCTTCAAATCTACCTTCTTTAATAGTATCAATCCATATAACAACGTCTGCATTAAAAGCTTGTCTGGCATCATCAGTAGGACATACAAAATCACAAATAACATTTCTCTGATTCCATATTTCAAAGTCAGCTACATTACACATACGCATTGCTTGACGTTCTCTACCAGCAGGACTAAAGTCCCAATCACTAGCAGCTTTACGAATTACGTCAGCATTGAACCATGCACAATCAGGAAGCGCCTTTTGCAATCTTTCAGCAAACCATGTTTTACCTGCTCCTGGCAATCCCATGATAAGGATTTTACTACTTGTACTCATACTTCTTTAGGCCTTTCTCTAAGATCAACTTCATCACGCGACATCGCGCCTTCTAACACATCATGAAGAATATCACCTACTTTATTTTGTAGATCAACATTATCAGGTGTGATATCTTCTAACGGAGAACTAATAATTGTAAAGTTAAAACTCAACGCCTGTTTAGGCCCGTCAACGCTTATGTTACCAAATCGAATAACCGATTCAGTAAAGATACCTGTTAGGACACGTATGTCCCAACATTGTTCAGCTTCAATCTGTGAAGGAATCATTTCATAGTCGACTCCTTCAGATGCTTTATTAATATCAATCGCCATCTACAATTGCCTCTTGAGGAACTGGAGATTCATATCCAATTTGATATGTCTTTTGAATAAACTCTTTAAAGTCAGTTTTATCAAAGATTGGTTTCCAGAACTCTGATTTTAGAGTATCTTTTTCTCGCACCTTGGCATCCATAAGCTCGCCAGAGCTACGGTCAACGTGGCAATACCAACCGTTACTAGGCTTAGCAACATAATTACCAGCAAGAGCAACGGCGAGCAAACCACTAAAAGGCTCGATGCCACCTTCCCAAGAAACTGAGATAGGTATTTTAGATTTTTCTTTGACAAATCTTGATTTCTCCACGTTTATGATAAAGTGATAACCTTTGATTTCAGTTCCAACTTTATCTTGTTGACGTCCAAGAATCCAAATATTGTTTGCAGAATAATAAATGCCTGTTCCACCAGAAACAATTGCTTTAGGGAATAGACCAATTTCTTGATACGTATGATTAACAGCTAGCATTGAAATATTCTTCATCGCTAGATAAGGTGTTGCCATTCTAAACAAACCCTTCAGTGCTTTTGCTCTTGACATATCAGCAACTGATTTTTCGTTAAGAGCATCGGTCATTTCTTTAATAGATGCTAAGTTACCAATTGAATCAATAACAATAATAACGTTATCGTTACGTTCAATTGCTTCGAGCTGAGCAATCATATCAAATTTTAATTCTTCAACATTCGTAATAGGTGTATGTAAGACTCTACTTGTATCTATATCGAATTGTTCAAAGTATGATTGAGGTGAACCAAATTCAGAATCATAGAATAACATGATTGCATCTTTGTTTGCTTTAAGATAAGCACCTGCCATTAACAACGCAAAGGATGTTTTAAAATGTTTAGATGGACCTGCCAAGACAGTTAATCCTGGTGATAACCCACCATCTACATCACCTGATAATGCAACGTTTATCATTGGCACCTCAGTTGGTGTCATAGTTTTCTCAGTAAAAAATTTAGACTCTGAAAGAACAGCTGTATGAGAAAGCTTAGAGTTCTTTTTGAGTTTATCCATGATTGACATGCATCATCTCCTATTAATTTAATATAGTATATTATACCACAGTTTCAACCAAATGTACACTATAAAAATGCTTCAAGTGAATTTAATTGTTCTTCTTTCCAAAACGTTTGAGTCTTGTTATCCTGAATAGCAAATGAAGCATCTACCATTTTGATATCACCATCAACAAACTTCTTAACATTTTCTGCCATGTCTGTTGCTGTAGTCACTGGAACGTTTTGGCAAATCATATTTAGATTTTTAATACCACCCTGTAATTGAAAGTCTGTAGGCATCTTCATAATGTCTAAACATTCTCTAACCGAAAGATAGCGGTCAGCGTCTGGATGCGTGAGCATATTAGGATAATGACCAACAAAAGCACCAATATAATCCTTTGGAACTTCTGTAGTTTTTCTCATAATGTTACCACCCGAAGCTAGTTTTTCATACATTCTTTCACATTTAGGAACGTATGAATCATAGCCTTTTTTATCCATCCATTTAGCCATATTCATATAGTTACCACCTTCATCTTCAAAGTGGTGAAGAATGTTAGTAGTCTTTTCTATTAGATTAAAGAATTCTGTATGATCAATTCCACCATGCATTTCTTCTAACACATATTGATAAAATGGATTCTCACTAGGTTTATCTTTTCTCACAATCAATGCAGACATAGGATCATCATCATTACGAGCTGAAGATCTAATTTGATCTTCAATTCTCGTATGTGGCCTAAGATAATAATCAAATACAGGAATTCCTTTTCCTTTCCAAAAGAAAAAGAAAGCTCTATCTCTGATCTGACTTAAACCATGTAGTTTTGATTTTGTTTTATATAAACTAAATGTATAGCCATTGTCAGCAGCAAGTTTTCTTAGCTGCCTAACAACAGGCTCACCCATTTTAGATGCGAGTCTTGGTGCATTCTCACCCCATAATACTTTAGGTTGAATGTTCTCAATTACGTATTGAGAAGATTTAATCATCCAATCGTTATGTTCATGATTAGAATTAGAACTAACCGATAAACTAGATAAACCTGCACAAGGACACACAGAATTGACCACGTCAACCTTAGAATTGGGGGATCCCCCCTCATCAAGTTTATAATAAGGCATACGATTGCCGTAATAATTAAGAAGTTGAGAATCATTTGCTTCAAATCCTGAGTAACTTAGAATGTATTCTGGTTCTTTCTTAAACACATTCTGCATGGCGAAGGTTTCACCTCCAATTAGTGGTACTATACTTGCATAACTAGTCATAACTTACATTCTGCTCCAACTCTCTGGCGTCCATTTCATATCCTTTACGATATTTATTATTGGCGCTGATAGCCTCTTCAAGAACAGTCATAGTTTGATGAGTGTCTTTTGTGATATGGCCACCTCGAGGATCTGGATCAGTTTTTGCAAAGTTGATAAATGCATTTGTATCTTTAGGGAAACAAGCACCTCCGAATCCTTGCTTTCCATCAAAGCCAGGAACACGAGTATGAGAATCTCCAATGCGAGGATCAGTTCCAATGGCATTTATTATTGCACCGAAGTTTCCTCCATGTTCAGTAACAGTATCATGTAGTTGATTAAAGAATAATACTTTTGTAGCAAGGAAACAATTCACACCGTATTTAACATATGATGCTTCATGAGGAAGCATATAATAAACTGGACATGGCTTACAAATTGATAAATCATCGTACCACTGTTTAACTTCTTCAGCTGTTTGTCTATCGTAACAACCAATCACATGCATGATAGGATTAACAAAATCTTCCATAGCACGTTTTTCAGTTAAAAATTCAGGATTGTAAACAAACCTAGTCATTCCACCTTCAATATTAAAACATATATTTTGAATAATATCAGGAGTCACTGTTGATTTGAGAACAACAATAGCAGCAGTTTCTTCAAGCAAATATCGTACAGTATCCCATACAATAGTAGCATCAATATGACCATCTTTACCCATAGGCGTAGGAACACATACAAAAACTAAATTAACTTCAGGACCTAAGTCTTGGATATGATTTTCATAGATTGGATCAATAATAGTTTTATTAGCCCAATTACTCGAAAACCCGTAGTCCACAGCTTTACCTACAAAGCCATGGCCAATTATACCTATGTTATTCATTAATTCACCTCATAATATTCTTTGTACCACTGTACAAATTTAGCTACACCTTCTTCAATTGAAGTGGTTGGTTTATATCCTAGCTTTTGAATCTTAGTTGTGTCAGACCAAGTTGCAGGAGTATCTGCAGGATGGAAAGGCATATAGTTTCTGTCTGCTTTACGATCTAAATTCTTTTCAATATGATCAACGAAATCCATTAACTTAACTTTTTCGCCATAACCAATATTAAAGATTTCATGGGATCCATCTTCTTGATTTTCAATTAGATTATTCATGACTAACATGACGCCTTGAACAATATCTTCGACGTAAGTAAAGTCTCGAATCATATCACCGTTATTGTAAATATCAATTGGTGTTCCATCTACAATACCTTTAGTGAACTTAAACAGCGCCATATCAGGTCTTCCATAAGGACCATAAACAGTAAAGAAACGAAGTCCTACTGATTTTTTGACTTTGGAATGAGCAAACTGACATTCATTAACATACTTAGACCAACCATAAGGATTGTTCTGCATTGCACCTTTATCAGTTTCATTCCAAGGAAGTGGCTGACCATGCATAACACATGATGATGAAGCGTAAACAACTGGTATTTTAGCTCGTTCTGCGCCTACAATAAGTTTCATTGTACCAGTGATATTAGTATCAATATATGGTGATGGATCTTCAAGAGCATGTCTTGGGTTTGCATATGCTGCAAGATGAATTACGCAATCCATATCATCAAGAACGCTTGTCCAATCATAGGCCTTAATATCTCCTCTTAAGAAGTTTTTCTTTTTCCAGTTATAGTCTTTATATAACACTTGAAGCCTTGCTTCTTTGAGTAATACGTCATAATACTCGTTAAGGTTATCGACTCCGAAAACCTCATGGCCTTCACTTAGTAATTTTTTTGCAGTGTGAAAGCCAATCATTCCTGCAATACCCGTTATCATTATTTTCATTTAAAAGAATTCCTCTAGTCCTTGTGGCTGGTTCTCATTCACGTTTTGTGCTTTATCCATAATATCATTCACAACATCAATTCCATTAGAATGTTGCTTCCAAAATTCAAAAGCCATTTCGCGCCAATCATCTCTCATAGATGGATCATTTTTTAATTTGACCATTGTTTCGCGGCACTCTTGCATATTATCATAGTCAACGAAAACAGTGCCGCTATTTTCGCATTGACTAATTGGTTTACCTTGTATCTTATGTATGACATTATCACAGAAGTGTTTGTGGAACAATGGGATTGAACCACATGCAATAATTTCAGCATGACAATTTTCGATATTGTCACCATAAGTTTCAGCTTTAAGGTGATATAGATCTGATCCAAATGCAGAAAGAGATAATCTTTCCATGCATTCTGAGTTTATATATTGAGGATATAAGTAGGCTCCTTCATTCATAATTTCTGTACCATAAAATTCAGGTAAGAACTTTTGTAGTTCTCCATGTTGCTTTTCAGGTCTAAAGTAATTTACTACTTTTCTACGCATCACAGGTTTTTCTACTTTGTTATCACGGTATAGAACTAATGGATATTGAATAGATGCTTCAAGACCTTCCATTACAGTTATAAAACTATTTGGCATTAATTCATATTCATGATAATCAATCATCAATGCAGGACCTTTCCACATTGCTGTACGTCCAATCCAACGAACCATTTCATCTTGTTGTTGCTCAATTGGTTTCCACCATTTAGCTCTATGGCCATCATAATCAAAACCTAGTCCCATCTTAGTTATAGGCGTTTTAATATTATTTTTCTTAATGAATCTACAGAAATCGTTTTCCATAGAATGAGTCATAATAACATCCATCTTATTACAAACATCTATAAGATTAGCATTACGTGCGATAGAAGCAGATTTATGATCTACATTAATGAATGCTTTCCTTACAGTAATTGCATCAAGAAGCTTAAGAAAATTATCTTGACAATCTTCAGGATGTCCTTTCGAAGGAACTGAGTAAATAATACAAAGATCGTTTTTATTAATGAGTTCAGCCATTTCAACATATTCTTTACCGATAGACATTTCAGTTTGAACGATATCTAAACCTTTTGCTCTACCCCATTTCTTATCATTCGCAGATAAGATTGTAGCACCAGTAACTTTTTGTAATTGGATTGCACATTGAGTAACACCACATCCTTCAGTGCCTCTTCCTAATAAAACGATTGTATTCATTATTATTTCCTTTTCAATAGTACGTTAACATCGTATAGTGCAGAATTAACATTTGGATGTCCAAGATTAGGAAGACTGTACCAGTCACCCATATTCTTAAACCTTTCTGTCGGATAAGTATATTGTACCACAAATTCCTCTGATTGTAAAGGAAAAAATTCAGTATCATATCTCATTGCACCTTTCTTTGTATAAACTTCAACAAAGAACTCTTGTACACAAGAAGGTAGTTTACCACCAGTTGAATCAAACCAAACCATTTCAGTGCCTTTAATGTCAAGTTTCAAATGAGTAGGTTTATATAATTCTATTAACGCATCTATGCTATGATTAGGAACAGTTAACTCTACAGACCTATGCAGCTTTTGCCTACGAGTTGGATGTGTTTGACCATTCGTAGTTCCTCTCATTTCTGGATTAATATGAAAAGTAATCTCAGGATCTGTTGATGTTGATGCTGCACCATGAAACACTTCATAATTTGATTTGTCTGGTAAATTATTTTCTCTAAAAAAATCTACATTTTCAGCAAGAGCATCAAAACCAATGTATTGTTTAATGTCAATGTCTGCTAACCAATGCATCATTCCACCAACGTTACATCCTAAATCAAGGACTACTGAATTTTCATCAAAGGAGAAGTGACTGTAATTTCGAATACAGTCATTAATCATATCCTTATCTGCTTTATGTCTTGTTTTTATCTTCGTTTTCATTTTTTGGCATCTCTATAATATTATTTTTGTATACTGGTTTTACCTCAATTGGTTCTTCTATATCAGCGAAAGTATATTCAACGCCTGCTTCAGTAAACATATCAAATGTTAAATCAGCTGATTCTTTCCAATCTTCAGGAATTTCTTGATCATTCATAATGACATGAGAAACTCCAGATTGAATGATACCTTTAGCACAATCGCTGCACACAGGCAATCCATAAACATACATTGTTGATCCAAATAAACTAACACCATTTAGTGATGCATTATATATAACATTCATTTCTGCATGAACTACATACTTTAATTTAGTTGGACGATCATGATATCTTGATGGAGCATCATCAATACCACGTGGGAAACCATTATATCCTTGAGCAAGGACCTCACCATGCTCACCGATAGCAACAGCTCCGATTTTACGAGATGGATCTTTACTCCAAGATCCAATCAATTTAGCTAATTCGAGATATCTTCTATCCCACTTTTCTGGATTATGCAACAAGATGAAAATGCCTTTCATAAACGTGGAGATTTTGGACTTGCCAAGTTATAGTGCCAACCTCCATTGAATTCCTATAATCAGCATCAGCTGCGTTTTCTAAGTAAGTAGCGTTGTACTCATCGACTACTTCTTGAAGAACCCACTTTTGCCAAGCGTAATCATTCTTATAACCAAAGACAACATCGTTAGATCGCATTTGAACTACACAATCAATTTTACCTTTACGGATATAATATGTAACAGCGTTGGTACAAATGAAATCATTCTTACCAGCATCATTAAACTCAACCCAAATAGAAGGACGTTGATAAACCATAGATGCTCTACGCGTATCCATGTTCCATCTTAGTTCATTAATAACATTTTCAAATTGACGATAATACATATCGCTGAATATTAACTTACCATAATTTGAATTGATTTCACCGTGATCATTAGCTGCACCTTGCCATGCTTTAGGTGGTTCATCACCATAATCAATCGCATTGATATTGGTGTCTTGGCCAATATACCAATCAATTTCTGCTTTAATATACTTATCATTTGGTGTACCAAAGATAGCAGGTTTATCAGCTTCAAAGGAAGCACCGATAATTTCCATAACTTTGCCACCATTTTTATCAGTAACATACTCTTCATACTTAAGCTTTTCTCTGAAGATAGCAGCAATATCATTAGTCTTAATCATTATCATTAACCCTTTTTCTAAGATCACTTGAGCTAAACCTGTGATCACGTTTATTAAAGTAAAGTTCAATACCACGATTGCGGCATTCATCTTTACCAGTAAAATCTTCTTGGCGATATTCTTCACCAAGAATTCGTACATTTATTGGGTACATATTAAGTATGTCCAATAAATCATTTTCTGTTGAGTAGACTAGTACTTCATCAACATAAGTAATTGCTGTCAATTGAGCTTGTCTTTCGACAATACTTTGTACTGGTGCATTCTTTTCTTTACGATCAAGAGTAGGATCTACTTGTAAAGCACAGATTAAATGATCACATTGAGATTTAGCTTCACGTAACATTGCAACATGTCCTGCATGAAGTAAATCAAATGTTGATGCAGTAATTCCTACTCTCATTAATGATTCCTCTTTCCATCAAATACACAATTAAAAACTAATGGTTTTTTGCGGTGAGTATTTAATACTCTATGGTGTACACCATCTTCAATTAGTACAATGTCACCTGCAACAACATCTTTTGGTACGTCATCTAAATAGATTTTGCCAATACCTTCAACAAAGAAGTAAACTTCTTCTTGGCCATCATGTTTATGACCAGTAGTTGATTTTAATGCATGTAGTTTTGTGCTACTTACAATTAAGTTTTTTAAAGTGGCATTATCTTTAAGAAGATACGTGTCATTATCTTTAATGACTGTACCACCGATGTCGTTAATATTCATTACTTAACCTTTTTATTATTGTACATATCTCGATCAGGCGATTGACCTTCCATCTTACCTCTTATATATGAGATAGCAAAAGACGCATAATTGATTAGATCCATATAAC